TTAACAACCCCATTGGGCTTCCAACCGCGTAGCTAACGTGGCTTGGAACTCCGTTATTGACTGCGTCCTTTGAGGTGGTGAATCTTCTTTCGAAGACCACTTTACCCCAAAGTTCACCGATCTCCTTACCAAAGAGAGACTCAACCAATGTCTGGTTAAGTCTTCTAGGAAGTCGATCTGTAAATGCAGTGAGATCCGATGTTGCTGGGAGTGCCCCATACTTGTAGCTATGGTATTTCATGTATTGTGGAAGGGCGGCCTGATTAAAGGTTACGTCATTGATTTTGTTCGAACGGAGGATATCCATAAGAACTTTGTCAATTCCGGTCAATGCACTCTGTGACACCATGTCACCTAATGCAACGATCCTGGTCTTCCCAAACTTACCATCTTCGAGAAAGACAAGCTTAGAGTGGTTAAATTTGCACTCGTTATCTTGTTCTGTCACGATAGATGCTAAGTGAGAACCCATTGATGAGTTGGTCTTAGTAATAAGACCCAAAACCGCATTGTGAAGAGAGGGGTCACCCCTCAACGCAGTGAGGTCTTCGTAAAGCTCACGAATGGACTGCTTACCGTTCGGACCCTTTTGGTAACTCATGTAAAAGTGAGTACCATCAGGTGTCTTTGTCTTCGGACTAAACCTTTTCAAGAAGGTTGGAATGTGCATGCACACCCAATCGATCATGTCTTGGTCAGCCGTAGATTCAGACACAATAGAACTATACTCGTAACCAATTGGTTGAGTAATTAATTCCATCGGTCTAAACAATGAGCAGGTATGTTCTCTACATAAAATAGACATTTCTAATAGGTAATACTGCAACGGAGAGGGCGGAAGATTATGAACCTTCTGCCTCTTACCGTGTCCATGCACACCCTTTCTGTATAAGTGGTACCTAATCCACTTTGCAGATTGAGGGTAGTGAGTGTTACAACTCACTCTCTGGGCTTGAAAGAATAAATCTTTAAGCTTAGTGCAAGGATTTTCTTCGTTTTGTACAATGAGTGCAACCTCACTGATCAATCCTTGGATAAAACCTAAGGGTAATCTGATTGGAAGTGCTGCAATGTTCAAAGCGAGCGATTTACAGTATTTTGCGAACGAAATGATCTTAGTTCCCATCAGTAACTTGAGAACCTGATCCGGCCATTTAATTTGGTCTGGAGTCAACACAAGGGCTACTAGTCCTTGCTCAGTTGAAAACAGAATCTTAAAGTTGTTCGATGTGGTGGCTAACCACTTTCTAGCCTTATTATCTGAACTCATTCGGTACAAGTATCGTTTGAGCTAGGGGTACAGGTTAGTTCTAGCTTTCGCCTCAAGTATGAGGGTGCCTTCAACTAAAAGGTACACAGCTTCCAGGAACGACGTCCAAGACGTCCCGTGCAAGCCAGGGATAAACCAGCCACGTCAATGTGGTTCGGTCCCCTACGCG